AGTTTGGTTACCCCCAGCCCGGGGGTTGGAATAGGAGTCTCCTACCCCCTAGGTAAGTTTTGCCTAGTGCCTGCGTAAAGCAATCGCTCATAGCGTGTTGTAAAGTTCGACAATCGGCTTGAGTGACAGCTTCACGTTTGCCCGCTCATCTTCACGCCATGCCGTAACGGGTCGCGAGGCGAAAAGCTCCGCCAATCCGCGCTGAAGCTTATTAGCATGAGTAAACCACCCACTAGGCACGCCCGTGCTTCGCTCAGGATCGTCCGTGGCGCGATTCGATGAGCCAGGAGGGGGAAGCATGCCGACAAACTGCGCACCGACCTTGGCGACGTCTTGCGGCCACAAGTCGAGTTCGAGCTGGTCACGGTTGCGAGCGAGGAACACGGCCTTCTCGGCATCCTGAAGCGGAATGCCCAGCCCCACGATCCATTCGCCTTTCGGACCCCGGACGTGTTCGCGCCCCATGAGGAGCATCTGCCCGCAGTCCGCCATTGATAGGACGGCCTCGCGTGCGGACGCCTTTGCGTCGACTGCATGGCGGAGTGCTAGGGCGTATTGTTCGCGTGCCCGAGACTCTATGGCTTCAAGCGTGAGTGTGTTGTTTGCGATTTCCATTTGTTATTTTATAGGTTGATTTTGCCTCTTCGCTTTTGAGTGCCGATGAGGGAGGCAGCCCCGTCTCGGTCAGAAAGTCACATGCGATTTTGCTGATCGCCTGTTTTGTGCATCCCAGGTATCGCGCGGCTTCGAGCATGGACATGCCTGCCGTGAGCGGATGCCCAAGTGCGTATGCGATTCCCCAGAGGGTCTTGGATTTGCCGTAACCATGCTCCGAGAGGAACGTGATAAACGTGTTGAGCGTCCCCATCATTCTCTCGCTGGCTTCGCGGTAGGCCGACATTGACGGCTCGGTCGGAAAGAGGCGATTGCCTAGAGTTGCGTCAGCATCACACAGCGATGCAAAATCCACTTCGTAGCTGGCTTCGTCGTATTCTGCTGGGTCGCGCGGTTCGTTCATATTTATGTTTTTTTCGGAAGGTATGCGGGAAGATATTTTTTCGCGAAGGGTTTTTTTTATTGGCCCTCTTCAAACCTCGCAATGTGCCCGTGAATGATGACTGGCACGGCCTTATCACGCTCGCCGTTTCGGTTTTTGTCGATCCGCAGAACTTTGCCATTGTCACCATTTGCGAGAATCCAGACGTGATCCGAGTGGTGGCTGATCGCTCGGGATTCGCGCAAGCGGCCTTCGTCGTTTAGCTGGCTGGCTGTGCCGACGCAGATATTGAGCTGAAGCGCGAGCGCCTTCAATCTGCGTGTGATCTCGCTCACGTGCTGTTCACGCGTCTCGTTTTTTCCGAGTGCTCGAAGGTGTACGAGCTGGATGTAGTCGACGATCAAGACGTCGAGTTGACCCTTGCCGTGTGCTTCGCGTGCAGCCGATTCTATTGCCTCCCAGTCTGTGATTTCGGATTCTATGCGGAGGTTCATTTTGCTGAAATGAGCGATGCCCTGTTGCATGCGCCTCATGTCCTCGGAGAGCAAGCCTTGCGCTGCCGTCTTGATCCGGTGTCCGGTAAAGTTTGAGAGCATACGCCCGAATACCTGCTTCGCTGGCATTTCCAGGCTGAATACGAGCACATGCTTGAGTTTTTCCGCCGCGTCGAGTGCGACTTGTTGCAAAATGATCGACTTACCGCCGGATGTCTCGGCCGCGACCACGAATAGTTCGCCGCGTTTGGGTCCACCGCCGGTTATGCCGTCCAGCGACGCAAGTCGGGTTGAGAACGCTTCGACCGGCTCCGTGCTTTCGATTTCGGCGATGAACTCGCTCATCGTTTCTTTTAGTGTTTTTCTCGGGCGGTCCACCATTGCCGAAATTTCAGCGAGTTCGCCCGAGAGCGCGGCAATGTCGCCCTCCATCGTCCGAAACTCGATAGCGGCCTTTGTAGCGCAATCCTGAGCCCTTCTGTATCTGGCTGCGGTCAGGAGTTGGTCGCGATACCAAAGCGCGGTTTTGGGGTCGCCGGTAGGATACGCTGTGAGAACGTCCACGATGCCCTCGGCTCCTCCGGCGCTTGCCAGCGTCCCGCAGGTCTCCATATGGGCAATGATGCTGAGAGCGTTTGAAGGCGCTCCCGATTCGTGGCAGGCTTTGGCGCTTGCCAAAATGAGTTTGTTGGCCGGGCTAAAAAACAGGTCGTCTGGCCATGTTGCAAGATCTAGGGTCGAAAGATGCTGGACAATGCACGAGAGCGCGACACGCTCCGCTGTGTCGTTTCTCGGGATGGCTGGTGGCATCTGGATGATATCGGCTTTTTGTGAAGTGTAGGTCGTCATGAGATTTTACAAGCAACGTTTCGGTTCCCGATTGGGAGTCGAAGACTCCCTATTACTCTTCTCTTCTCTGGTAACGTTTTTGTAACGCTGCGAGCGTTTCATTTCCGTTACATCATCGTTACATCGATGTTTGTTGACTCGGCGCGCTCCAAGTGCCCTCTCTTTAGCGGTTTGACTTGAATGACGGTCGAAGTTTACGAAGGTGATTTTTGCATCTTTCACGCGCAACCACCCTGCTTCCACCATGCTTTCTGCGAAGGCTTCGTGATCCGCCAAAGCGTTCAAATGTGCAAGTGCTGCAATATGTGTAACGCCGTCACCGTTACAATTTCGGCTCGCCCAGCCCCATATTTTGAGCAGCTTTCCTACAACTAAATCAGGGTCCATTTTTGTTAATGTCGCGATCTGCAAGACCTCTGGTTTTTCCGGCAAGTGCAGTTCGACTTTAATCCATTCGCTCATTTCAAAATAATTCCTTTTGAGTTAATGATTTTAAATTAAACCTTTTATTGGCATGTGATAAATTGATTTTGGCTTGTTTAAAGTAGCTGTCTTTTAATTCAATACCGATGGCCTTTCTCCCCATAGAAACCGGACTATAAACCTCGCTTCCAACTCCCATAAATGGAGTCAAAATAACCTCTCTAGGGTTTGAATACAATTCAACTAACCTGTCAATTACGTCTAACTGCAAGGGATGTACGTGCTTTTCATCATCCTCTTCTTTTGAGTCTCTGAATGGCAATACGTTGTCTATTCTTATGTCATCCCATACGCTTGAAGCGTATCTTTGCCAAATATAGTGATTTAATTTTGTAATTTCGTTTAGCTTGTTGTTTTTATTCAAAAAATCCCACAATTCTTCTGCATTAAATTCCGTTTGATTTGCATTATTCCACGCCCTTAATATGTTTGGCAAAATAGGGATCTCACCCGCGTAGTGATTGATTCCATAAGGATGAGTTACAGGAACTTTATTCTCCCCTTTTTTTGTAAAAATAAGAACATAATCTGGCATCGCCGTAAAGCATCGAGTGCTATCCTCAACGATAAATTTGTGCATTAAAGATTGAACCATGGTGCGCATTCGGACTTTAAGGGGTTCTTTCCATATCGTGATTCGATTACGATACTCAAATCCGTGGGACGCATGAATCTTAATTATTTCGTGCGGGAAATCCCATAGGCGGCATGTATTGTCGAAAACATCGGTGCAATGCACGGCATTAATTCTTCCTGGTTTTGTTACCCTCGACATTTCGGATATCAGAAAATTGTATTGCTCTAAAAATTGCTCCTTGTTCTCACAATTTGAAAAGTCTCTCTCTGAGCTTGAATAGTTGTAAAGGCCCGCAAATGGAGGACTGTAAATAGAAAGATCAACGCTTTCTGAGTCGAGTTGAGGCAATACATCCATGCAGTCGCCATTATAGATTGCATAGGTTTCGGTAATTTCTTGGTCTTTTATCATATGAATTTTGGTTTTATTATTTGTTTGTTGAACTCTTTTGAGGTTATTGTGAATTGTCTGTTCACATTTTCTGTTAGGTTTTTATATAACTGAGTTGCTTTGTCTGTTTTTTGTTGTAGAGCCTCCATGACTCTGGTTTGTCCGTCTGAAATTACGATGTCAATTACGACATCTTTCTTTTGCCCAAATCGCCAGAATCGACGAATGGCTTGATAATACTGCTCATAACTCCATGTAGGAAAAAAAACGGAATGGTTGCAATGCTGCCAATTCAATCCGAAGCTTGTCATCTTGGCTTTTGTTATGATGCGTTTGATTTCGCCGCGCGAAAATGACATCAGTATTTCCTCTTTCTTTTCAATCGATTGGCTCCCGATAATTTCCACGGCCTCGGAGTCGGATTGCTTTAGGATTTCGCTCTCATTATTAGTATTGCACCAATAAACGGAAGTCTTTCCTGCCGCCAATTCCACGGCCTTTGCGCATCTTTTTTCCTCGGTTTGTTTTTGCTCGTGTCGCACCTCTATCATTGATTTGGCTATCGGCGTAAAGATTTGAATTTGTCCCGAAGCATCGATCAAAGATTGATTTTGAATTACATGCTTATTCACAATAAGCTGCGGCAGCGCATATCTATCATTTGAAAAACCGATGTCACTCGGCATTTTCACCATAATACTCCACTGATTAACCCAGGCAAAAAAATCTTTTTCAGCATGAGGCTTGAGATAAAACTTTTCTCCGATGTTTCTATTGTTGGAATCAACCGAGTTTTGATTGTTCTTAAAAAACTTTGTCAACATGTCCATGTAACCGAGATATCCAAGAGCCTCTGAGCTTGTGCCGAGTTCGATGAAATCGTTTGGGCTAGGTGTCGCCGTAGATAAAAAACGATATGGGACTTTTTTAATAAAGGCCGTAACTTGACTTTTTATTTTTCCGTCAAAGTTTTTCAGGATGCTGCTCTCGTCAAGAATAACTCCAACAAAATCTTTAGGATCGAAATAATGCAGCCTTTCATAGTTGCAAATCACGATTTTTTTAGTGCTTTTGCCGTCTTTGGAGTATTCGATATCATCAATTCCCAGCTTTTCAGCCTCGACTATAAATTGAAAAGCAACGGCTAAAGGAGTTAGAATCAAAACATTTTTATTCGTTTGGTTGATTATGTTTTTTGCAATGGACAACTGAATTAGGGTTTTTCCTAGTCCAGTATCCGCGAAAATCGCCATTCGCCCTTTTTTTACAGCTTTTTCGATTATGAATTTTTGAAAATCAAATGCAATACTTGGAGTATAATTTGCATCGAATCCAAACTCACCAATGGAATGACGCTTGTTTTCTAAAAATTTGAGATATTCGCTCATTTCATCGCCTCCAGCCGGATGCGGTCATGCGGTAGTCCAATGCCCGAAGCATTGCCGAGAGCCTCGCAAAGATGGCGGTAAAATTGAGAGTTCAGGAACTGAATCGCGCTTCGCTGGTTACTCTCGCGTTCGTTTATGTTGTCACGGCTCAAATACTCTCGGTCGTTTTTCGCGTCGATAACGGCCTGTCGGATCATTCCGCAGAGCACGTTTCGCGTGAACATCATTTCGTTGTCTAGTTTTTCGTCGGTAGTCATTTTTTTTGTTTTTGTAGGTGGTGTTTTTGTATGTAGTTCTTGATTTTTTCGAGGTCGCCCTCGGCCTTGTCGCGCTCTTCTAGCGCGTAGGTGTGTTGGTAGGGTGGCATCTTCTCGCCTCGCTCTAGACGCAGGCCGATTGGGCAGCCGTTGGCGCATATTGCGAGCCTGAGAGTAATTTCAGGTGTCATTTCGGTGCTTTTACTTGCGGATACTCGGCAGGCAACCCGACAAGTTCAAACGTCCGCGCTGCCGCAATTTGAGAATTGTGGCGGCCTTTGGCTTTGTAAAAGTTCTTGATTGCTTTACGTAACTCGTCGCACTCACTTCTTGCGTTCTCAAAAAGCTCTTCCTGAACCTTGAAAAGACCGAGCCGAAATTCCAAAGCCTCCCGCGCCTCGTCGCGCTCGCGCTCCAGTTGGCGAGCAAAGCATCTCCACTGGTATTCTGTTGGAGAGTAACTTTGCGATGTGATATAAGCATCCGTCTCTGGTGTATCACTCATTTCGCGCCCTCCTTGATTTGGTCGAGCTCTGAAATAATCCCGTCCGCTTTGCTTTCATAAAACCAACGCAGATCGTCAATCGCCCTCTCCGCAATGTCGCGCAGCTTGGCGTTTTGCTCCCTCGCCTCGTCTCGCTCACGCTCTGTTTTCACGGCTTTCTCAATAATCAAATTCCTCGTGGCTTTTTCGGCTGCGAGTAATGCGGCCAATTCGTCTCGCTCGCGTATCAACTCTTCAACTTCGTCCCTACTGCGTTCAAAACTGGATTGCATTTCATACCAAGCCTCCCGCGCCTCGTCGCGCTCGCGCAAAATGCGTTCGTAATGATTTACTGTCATCGTTGCAATGTTTTCCGATTCACTGATTATACTCATAAAAAATTGCGCGTATCACGTCGCGCCCCGGTTGCTGCGATTAGGTTAAAACGGGATGTCGTCTCCCTCTGCGTCTTTTTGTCTGGATGCTGGCTTTGTCGGCTTGGAGGTTGTCGGATTTGCTGAATCCTTTGGGTCATGCCATTTTTTAATCTTCATATACCCCTCATCATCAAGATAGAGGGTTACATTTGCTTCCTTGCCCACGACGTCTTCAGGCTCAACTGCAAAAGGTTCTCCAAAGACAACCGCAATTCCCATGCTTTGAAGTTTTTCTGTTGTATAATCGGCAGATTTTTCCGTAAACATCAAGTTATCAGAGATAACTGGCCCGTCTTCACCGTCTTCCAGTTTTACTCGGCACTTCATTCTGATGTATTCATTGCCTGATTTTGGTGAGGTTTTGTTTTCAGCGAAAACGACATCGATTTTGTATTTGCCGTTTGGAACGGTGTATGGAGTTGTTTTTTGTGGTGTGTAACTTGGCATATTGTTGATGTGTTGATTGTTTGGTCCGCGTTTTTTGCGATGCGCGGCCCCGCTTTGCCCCTGCCGACCCAATGGGTCTGAGCGAGGAAATTTATTTGAGTTTGACTTGTCTGAGTGTAGTGATTGGCGCGCCTGCTTTAATTGCTGTCTCGTCGACTTCCACGCCACCGGCTGCGCATAACTCGCGGAATTTTGCTCCTGTCATCTTGCCGCCGAGGGCGAGAATGAGGGTTTCCTTCGAGACATTTTCGGACGCCTTGGCGATGGCGTCGGCTTCGACGTATTCGCGGCCTGCGCTTGTCGAGACCTTCCAGCCGGGGATTTCGTCTCCGGCAGCGAGTCGTTCCTTCAGCGCGTCCACAAGCGGCTCTGCGATCTCCTTTTCGAAGAATTTGAATCGCTTTGCGAAGTCCGCTAACTTCAGCGGGTCGGCAAGGATGCGGTCACGAATGATGGTGAGCGTGTCCTTGTTTGTCGCGTGCACGTCTGCCAAAGCAGCCTTGCTTTGCAGGACAAGCGCGGAGCACTTGTCTTTATTGGCGCACCAGTTGCAATACTCGCAAGGCGTCGGGCGAGCGAATGGCGACGTTGCCGCTGAAATCCACCGCTGCGTTGTGGCCTCCGCCTCTTCGCGTGTGAAGTCGTAGGACCGCACGAGCTGCTGATCGACATAGACCACATGGCCCGTCCAAGACTCGGCAAAGTTGTCCTCCATGCAAGCCAGCGCGTAGGCTGCGAGTTGCTCGCGATAGTTGCGCACTTGGCCGGTCTTGATGTCTGCCACCCAGCGAGCACGCTTGCAGATCGCATCCGCCGTCCCGAGCTTCGAAAGACCTGGGACTGCCATGGCTAGATACTCCTCGCGAGTTTCGACGCGCTCACCGCCGCTTAGTTGGCGGAGTGTTTTTATTCCCCACCGTGCGGATGCTTGATCTTCCGCTGCGAGTTGTTCGGTCGGTTCGATGTCGCCATTCATCGCCATGCGGATAGCAAAGTCGATAGCCGTCCCGCGCTCGGCAGCCGCCGACGCACCAGATGCGCCGACGAATACCGCACATTCCGCGAGCTTCGGTGCAATGGAGGGTGTAAGTTCCTTGCTCATTTAGCCCGCCTTTCAATTATTTTGCGAATTTCTTTAGAATGCGTTTCAATTATACCTGCCCACCATCCGAAATCAGAACACTCAGGTTCTTTATCGCCAAGCGCTTTAGCGATTCTTTCCCATTCATCATGGCGAGTTTTTAAGTATTTATGCGGTATGACGCCAATCCTCTTTGGTGCCATGCTTGGAGTGAGTTCTTTACAGTTTCCGCCCTCCTGTTTAACTATGAACTCAATGTCATTTAGTAAGGATTCGGCATCATCAATAACATAAAATGGGCGTATTCTTGGGGGAATGGCCTTTTTATAATTTTCCCAATCTATTGTGTGGCATTTTAGCCGAGGTTCTGTAATAGGATGACCAGAAGCATAAGTTGCAATTTCAGTATAATGACCGCTTGCAAGAAGTCCGGCCACAAGTTGAACCAAAAGCCGCCTCTTCTCCGTGTCCTCTGTGTCCTCTGTGTCCTCTGTGTTCTCTGTGGTTAATCTCATGCCCCCTCCTTCACTTCAAGAGCCTTTGCAATCAGTGCCTCCGGCCTTGCGACAATGTTTGCGCGGAGTTTATCTGAGACATCCCGCCAAGTTTGTCCTTGCTGGATGGATTTGTTGGAGATAAGGAAGGCGTTGACCGCTTCCTCGTTAGCTTCAAGCATCTCGAAGGCGCGCACATGCTCCGCACCGACTACGACAACCGCCGGTTCAGATTTTGCTTTTGGCTTTGCCGAAGTGAATAAATGCGCGACCGACTTCCACTCCATCGGGAGTTCTTCAGCCAATCCGCTGCGGGTCTTGGCGTCGTATGCTGCGCTGTGGGTTGTCAGGATGATGCGTTGCTTGCCGCCGGTTCCCTTGGCCTTGCCGTTTTCCGATTCCACCACCTTGGTTTTGAACCTGAAAAACCACAATTCGTCTGCCCATTCCTTAACGAGCGGTGAGCTTTGCTTGCTCATCTTCAGTTCGTAGCGGTCGTAAGCCGTCATCAGGTCAGGCGGCTCAACCCGCTGAACCTTGCTGTGAGCGAGCAGGACAACGTGCTTGCCAATCGCAATCAGCGAATCCAGCGCCGTCAGGAGTCGGCTCATGCGCTCGGCGACTTGCACCCAGCCCTTGCCGTATCCGAAGTCTTCAATGCTCGTCTTTTTGGTGCTGGCGAGCAGGTCTTCCACGCATAGGCGCTCTGCCCAGTCTGCTGAGTCAATGATGACCGTCTGGTAATCGCTGGCTGAGACCTCCTTCAGCGATGCGTTAAGTTCTGCCCAGCTGTTAAGCTCGCATCGGTCGGTGTCTAGGTGTGCTGTGCCGCCTTCTATATCGAGAAACAATGGATTCGGGAATTGAGCGGCGAAGGTTGTCTTGCCGACCGATTCAACTCCGTAAATGACGACCCGCTGTGGTCGGGTCTGTTTGCCTTTTGTGATTTTCATTTTTTCCAGATTTCTATTGAGTTGTGATTTTCTCCGACAAATGCAATGTCCGTATTTGCGCGCTTCATGTCTGCAAGGAGGTTGTCTAGCATCCACTGTTCCCCCGGCAGCTTATATGCCGTGGTGAGCGGGCGATAGCCGTCCGATTTTGCCTGCTGTTTTGGTGTTAAGTTCATGTCTTTGGTTTCTATTTTTTGTTGTTATTAGCAGCGTAAACGGCCACTGCCAGCGCCGCCCAAGTGTGGGATTTGATGCCGTAGGTTGGCCCCGGCTGGACCTTTGTTCCTTGCGGCCCGATGAGATCAAGCAAGGCTTGGCGAATGTTCGCATCCTTGGCTCGCATCGTTCCGCAGAGAAAAAGTTTAATGTCTTTGCGGTAGCAGAGAGTCGGTTCGACTCTTGCGACTTCCGTGAAGCGCCCGATCCAGACGCATGTCTCGAAGGTGGAAGCCCCGACCGCCATGCCGTAGCTGGCAATCATTTCGATTGCCACGGCGTCGTATTCAATGCCGATGAGAACTTGCCGCATGTCATAATTTGATATCCATCCGTGGTCAAAAATAATTCCATTCCCATATAGCACGTATGCGCTGTGCGTCGTTCCCGGGTCAATAGCGAGAATGGTTTTCATTTGTCCTTCTTCTCAATCCGCCCTGCCTCGCGTCCGATGTGGTAGCAGGCAAAGCAGGAGCCAAGGGTCAGTACGGCGATGGAAATGGCGAGCGTCGCGCTCATTCAAGTCCCTCCTCAGATGGAAAATTAAATTCTGCCCAATGAATGACTCTCGTGTGTGGCGGAAGTCCCGTCATGAGTTCCCAGCCGCTTTTTGAATAGCACCCAATCTCCAGAATATCAAACCCGAAATGGAGAATGACGGTCTTGTCTACCTCCGGCAAAATCGCTGCGTCTTTCCAAGTCAATGCGCTCATTTCTCCCCCCAGGTTGTGATCCAGTATGTAAGGGCCGCGAAGATCGCCACCGGTCCGAAGGCTTTGAATGCCTCCCATGCAAACTGCAAATTGTGGGTAATGAAGTCGTGTTCCATGTTATCGCTCCAAATCGACATTCAACGCATAAATGCCGTGAAGGTTAAAGAATTTTTCTTTTGCCTCTTGATAAGAACAGGCGTCTATCATGTCGCGAATCGGACCGAATAGAGGGTCGTAGCCCTCGCAGATGTATGTTTTGGATTTCATATTTTTAGAACGCAACCGTTGCGCTGAAATCAATTTTTCATCTTTCAGAAAAATGAAAAGATTTTTTTGAGATTTCCCGAAAATAAATTTTGAGAAATGTCTTTACAAGCCCGCGCGTCCAATGTTGGTGCGGGTGAAACGGTTTTTTATTTTGCGAGCGGCCGGTAGAACGAAACCGTTTTTATTTGCGGACCGCGTTTTATCTTCGCGAGTTTTTTCTCAAACCGTCTGGCGCTTACTTCTTTGTCGAGAGCTTTACACAGTGTAATTTGGCAACGGCCGGATTGTTCGGCGATGTCATAAACGCTCTGCCATCCTTCGCTGTGAAGCTGCTCGATGTCGTTAACTTTTGCCTGCTCAAAAACTCGCTCCCAAGCGGCGGTTATATTGGCAGAAGCCAGGGGTGATTGTGTTTTCTTTCGCATAAGTTTACTGTGATGGTTTTGTCGTTGTAGAATCCGTAGGCGAAGCCCTGCGACCACGCGAGCGTTGCGCGGCGCGTGCTGGCGTATTCCATGTCGAATCGGGCGAGCATGCCAGTACAGTGGCCGGTTGCCCCGTCGAGTGTGCGGGCGCGTTCGCTGCCGACTCGGTGCAGGTGAGCCAGAACACAGTTGCCGTAGGTTTCGGCGTGGTCGCGGATCGCTTGCACGTTGAACATGTATCCGTGCAGGAATTTCGTCCCTCCAAGTTCAACATAACTGCGGATGTGATACGGATACAATCGCGCCTTGAGCTTCTTGGCGGCCTCCTCGATTGCTTGGATGGTGAGCGTGCTGGCATGCGCTGCAAGCGCGTTTGGCGAGGCCGCGAGCTTGTAGAGCC